TCAAGAAGAAACTCAATAGCTAATGCCATGGCAAGAAAAGTCTTTCCTGTTCCTGCAGTACCAATCAGTGCAAGGTGATCTCCATCTTTCCATGCAGCGAATGCTTCTCTTTGATTTTCCGTGATCGGTTCGATCGTGCTGAGGTCGTCGATTCGAATATTCATCGACGCTGCTTGCTGTTGTTTTGTTTTCATTAGTCGTTTATCGTATTATCTACAAAACCATATTTTTTCTTCTGTTCAGAAGAAAGACCCGAGTTTCCACCCGCACTCTGTTTGATTTGTTTGAGTTTGTCTTTCCAGTCTCCAGAAGTCTTACTTAAAATCGATCCAGCATGAGTGACTAATTTCGGCGCACCAATGATCACCTTCCACTCACCTTCTTCTTTTATCCTCTCCATTTCGGAGATCGATACGATAACTTCTTTTTCTTCGCCAGTTTCAACGTTACGCAGATTATATGTTGGCATGATAGGTTTCCATATTTAAGGGAGAACAAGTCCCCTCGAAAGGGGACAGGTCCGGATAGGATCACCCCCTTAATCGAGTCTCAACATCAAGGATCGCACTTCGTAAAAAATCTTGTTTTTTAGCGAGCGCGTGTGCCTTATTGACATTGCCCCTTTTCTCTAATTTGTGAATATAATGTCCAAGTTCTTTTGAATCTCTTTTCAGCCTTTCTAACTGATTAAATGCTCCCATAGGTTGCTCCTTATTGTTGTAACTACTTGGTTATTATAGACTCATTATGTAAATATGGTTGTGCCTCCTTAATTGATTCAATTCACAGTTCTCAAAAATTTACTCACGGATTAGATTCGGAAACGCATCTTGAACGAGTTTCTTCGTCAAATAACGGTGAGGACTCTTCTTGTTAATCATCGAAATCACAAGTTCAGCATCACGAGGATGAACGGACTCTAGTAGGTCGATGAACATTTTTTCGCGTTTGATCTTGTTGAGAGAATTACTCTCGCGAAGTCCTTTCACGAAATACTTAAAATTGAGGTGCTGTTTTAAAAGGGTCGATGGAGGTGTAGACTCATCGTTCGGAGTGTATGGTGGTTCGCCATCCGGAAGATTCCATTGGATGGTTTCGTCGAATGTTCCTCTCAGAATATCCAACACAGGCATAATCTGATTATCCTGTAAAACTTTAATTCTTTCATCACGACTTTTCGCTTTGACTGCTTTATCGAGAATCTCGAACACTTGCAACTTGTGCGTCAGTGCCATAATAATAAATCTCCATCATTTTTTTGCTACTAATATTATATAGTCTCTCGTAAATTTTACCCATTTTCTCCCTCGGCATCAATACCGAGATGTTTGGAATGGATTTTACAACCTATAAACTCGTTAAAATAATCGCCTTTGAGCAGAACATCTCTATCGAACTGCTCTTTTGCCTCGTAATAAGAGCATTGCCCTTTGGTGGTACAGAGTCGAAGTATTTCTCTATGGTATGCTTCTTCACCTCTATCCTCAACCAACAATTTCAATTCTTCGTTCGAACCGTAATATTTACGCCAGTCTGATTCAACCTTCTTGATTCGTTTTCGAGTCTTTCCTTTTAGCGGTGGAAGTTTACGAGTAGACCAAAAAAACTTTTTGCCGATGTATTTCTTACCTGATTCTCTCTCGGTGATGCAGTATACGAACCCGACATAATCCTTTAAAAAGTCTTCATCCGGATCAAATTCAATTTTCTTTCCCACGAAAGGGTCGAACATGTGCCATGTCATACATTATTTTTCCCACTGCGCATCACTAGGGGAACCGCACATTGGGCAATGTGTTGGCGGTTCCTCACAGTCGTACACAATGAGAGTAACTGTCGTGTCGCAGACAGGGCACTCATGTTCGTACTCGTATTCTAGCAAGCAACTTCTCCCCAACCCCAATCGCCTTCCATACTGACGACTGAATATTCGGTGACTCGCTTCTCAAAGAAATTATCATGAGACGCACCATTCAACACCCAGTCTAACCACGGAAGCGGGTTATCCTTTTGATTAAATTTCGGTTTCAGTCCCAATTGAAGTAGACGGCGATCAGCAATGTGGCGGATATATTTACGGACTTCTTCTTTTGTGAGTCCTTGCACTTCGTTTCCGTTGAATGCTAAATCGATAAACTTATCTTCAAGAGCGACTGCATCTTTTGCCATCTTATATATCTTGGATTTAAGTTCGTCATTTACGATACGAGGGTGCTCATCGCAGAGTGTTCTAAACGTTTTGGCATTACCTTGTACGTGGAGGGTTTCGTCTCGAATAGACCACTCGACGATTGTACCCATACCTTTCATCTTACCGAAACGCTGAAAGTTAAGGAGCATGACAAACGACGCGAACACAGAGAGACCTTCGTTGAATACTGACTGTGCCAACGCAAGGGCAAGACCGGTAAGACTATTGCAGTCCCCTTCTTTCATGAAGTCAATCTTATCCGCCATCGCCTTATATTCGAGGAACTTGTGGTAATCCTCGTCTGGTAGTCCGAGTGTGTCGTTCAACAATGCATAGGCGCGTTGATGAACTGCTTCTCGGGAAGCAAACGAAGAAAGCATATTACGCACTTCGTTATTTTTAAAACGTGGGATCAGCAGTTCGTGATAGTTCTCGCCTACCTGAACGTCTGACTGTGTGAAAAGACGGAGAACTTGAGTAATAAACTCCTTCTCGTCTTCGGTTAATTTTGTTTTCCAATCCTGTACATCTTCACTCAATTCTGCTTCATCTTCAATCCAATGGATCTCTTCGTGTTTCTTAGCGAGATCAACCGCCCATGGATACTTGAACGGTTTGTAAGTTTCTGAAAATTTAAGAAGTGACATAGTTGTTTTATCCTTCGCATGCGCGACATTCGTCGCCTGAGATTTCTGTTTGGGGACTCTTATTTAGATGTTCAATGAGTTCTTCATACCCTCCGATATAGGTTCCGTTTAGGTAAATTTGTGGTACAGTTCGAACCTTTCTTCCGGTCACTTCAGCAGCAGTTTTGCCGACTTCTTCGAGGTCGATATAGTCGAATGGAACGCCTTGTAGTTTCAATTCTTCCTTTGCTAACTGACACCAAGGGCAATTCACCTTGCCGTATACAATCGAACGTTGATCGTCTTGGAGAGCAACCCTCTCGACCTTCTCTGATATATTTTCGGCACGAGACTTAGACTCGGTGCGTAGATAATAGAGACCCTTGAGACCTTCTCTCCACGCCTTCAGATGCACCTGATTCACATATGATTTCTGAGCACCGGCAGGGAAGAACAGATTCACTGACTGACCCTGACAGATATATTGTTGACGATCTGCAGCATGCTGAACGACCCAGTTCTGATCAAGTTCCTGCGCGGTCTTGAAGATTGCCTTTTCACCTTCGGTCAAGAACGGTAGATGCTGAACGGAACCTTTGTTGGTAATAATAGAAGTCCAAATAGAATCATTGTTCTCGCCTTTCGATTCAAGCAATTGCTCTAAGTAGATATTCTTGACTAAGAAGGATCCTGCTCTTGTTCGATGCGTATAGGCATTTGCTTTTGATGGTTCGATTGAAGGACTAGTTGACAAGATGACGCCAGAGGAAGCGTTAGGGGCAATTGCCATAAGATGGGAGTTTCGCCTTCCAGAACCAATACCATCAGGGCATTCACCTCTCTCTTCTGCGAGCAGTTTTGTTTCCTTGGTTGCTTCAGATTTGATGTGTCCAAATACAACTGTATTAATTTCACGCGCTTTGTCAGATTCCCATGCAACTCCATGTTTCTGGAGGAGTGAGTGGAACCCCATCGCACCCAGTCCGATTGATCGTTCCCGAAGGGCAGAGAATCTGGCGCGCTCGATTGCATCAGGTGCGTGCTCAATAAAGAACTCAAGTACGTTATCGAGCATCCTAATAAGATCCCGAACAATAGTAGTTTCCTTCCATTCATCGTAATACTCCAAGTTGAGCGACGACAGACAACAAACCGCAGTCCGATCGGCGCTAGTAGGTAAGTGGATTTCATTACAGAGATTAGATCCATGAATCTTCAGTCCTAAGTCTTTTAGGTATTGAGGCATGTCTCTATTGGCGGTGTCAATAAAGTTTAGGTATGGTTCGCCGGTGCGGAATCGAACCTCGAGGATTCTCTCCCAAAGTTTACGAGCATTCACTGTTTCCTTTACTTCATTATCTTTTGGATCTCGCAATTCGAATGAGTCGTTTGTCACGACCGCATTCATAAATTCGTCTGTGATGTTAATCGCGTTGTGAAGGTTTAACGCCTTGCGTTGTACATCACCGGTAGGAATGCGCATATTCAGAAACTCGATGATGTCAGGATGAGAGACATCCATGTATGCCGCATACGAACCCTTTCTGGTTCTTCCCTGACGATAAGCAATCATATCTGCATCAACCGTGTGTAGGAATGGGATTGGACCTGGAGCAACATCAGAGACCGTTCGAACATCGCTCCAATGTCCACCAACGCCACCGCCCAAGATAGACAACCAGCGCAACTCTGAAGAGTGGTTGATCAATCCTTCGACAGTATCAGGGACGTATGTTAGAAAGCACGAAATCGGTAGACCCTTTCTCGGAGATCCATTATTCGGAGCGTTCGAGAGAACAGGGGATGCAAACATAAACCATTTGTTCGAGACATACTCGTAGAGTCTTTCTGATAGTCCTTCGTCCAATTCACCCTTAAACTTCGACCAAGCAATGCTCGCTCTCTTGTATGCTTCTTGTGGGGATGATTCGCTTTCTAACATATAGAAGTCTTTAAGCATGCCGACTGCGTAGTCGGTGAGGAGCGCATCCCGCGCTCTGTTAATTCTTATTGACATTTTTTTGAATACTCACGGGGTTTCATTCAGGAATAACAATCTTACGATATCGTCGTTAGATTTTCAATCTTGATTTTGTTGTTCTTCAATCTTTTCTTCGTTTCTTTCGACCCAATCTTCGACGGTAGTTTGCCCATCTTCGTCTTCGGTGGTTGCCTTACGATAATAGATTATGATTTCTTTCTGTTGTCCTATGTATCTTCTGATCTCCTGCAGGTTATACGCCATATTATCGTATGTCTGTGG